GGCATCATGGGCAAGCGCGATCGCCTTGTCGGCCTTAACTTGCTCCCAGTATTGAAGGGCCCAGCCCTTGTAAAGCATCGACAACAACGACGCATCAACAGCGGCGCCCGCCATCTGCACCACTTCACTGGCTTGGTTAAAAGCGGCTTGCAGCGTGGGCGAAAGCTCGGCTTGTGTCACAGCCTGAAACTTCGACGTGACACCTTCCATGCTTGTCGTGCGCTTGATGCTCACGCCATCGACGTGCATGGTCGCTGCCACAATGGCCATGGGAACATGCGAGCTCGGGTTTTTGATCTCGCTGTACTTCAGGCTTTTGACCTGGGCACCACAGCGCATGGCCCAATACGCGAATGCGCTTTCCTCGTCATCGATCGGCTTGCCGTTGATCTTCGGATCCTCGGCATCTGTCACGCTGGTGCCGATATGTTCCGACCACAAACCGAGCTTGGTCATGTAGTGAAAATCTTTGATGTTGGTAACGGGTGTTGCGGACATATAAAGGCACTTTTCGGCCTTCTCCATCAGCTTCTTTCCGTTCTTCGCTGTGACGGTCTTCGGATTGATCATGTTGTGGGCTTCGTCAAACGCGATCGAATCCCACGCCTTGCCATCGAACAAAGACTTCCGCAGTTGCTTTTTGGGCTTGCCCTTTGAGTCCAAAATTGGCGTGCCTTTGTCATCGCGCGCGGGCTCCATCAACTCGTCGTAGCTGCAAACGTAATAGCCATCTTCGTTTGCCACCGTGTTTTGATCAGACTCACGCACGGGCTTGAGATCGATCCCGTACAAGCCGGCACCGCGATCGCTGGACCACTGGCGCTTAAGCCCAGCTTTGCCGGCTGTTGGAACCACGATCAAATTCCGCTTGCCGCCATTGGCCACCATTGTGGCCAGTGCGACGTTTGTTTTTCCGAGGCCCGCATCGTCTTGCAGCAAAGCCCCTTCGCCTTTTTGCCACGCATACAAAATGCGCTCGGCGCCTTCCACTTGGTGCGGAAACAGCTCGTCGATCATGCCCGTGACCACGCCCGCGCGATCTTTCAAAACCACGGGATTCGGAAACTTCCGCACGTTATCGGGAAGGCGCGCGGAATCTGGAATGTCGGGCAATAGGTCGGGGTGCAAAGCGATCGCAGGGCTCTTGGGGCTCAGCAAAGGCGTTGTGTGCTGGCCACCGTCCACGTCGTAAACATCCGGCGGCGCCTCTATGACTTGCTGGCGCGTTTGGGGATCAGCAAGGGCGGCGTCTTGGAACGCCGCTTGTTTTGGATCGAGTCCCGATCCTTTGCTCGCTGAATCATCATCCGATCCACCATCGCCCGATCGTCGTCGTTCAGCGTCCAGTAACCCGGTATGGCCCACACCACTTGCGGTTGTTTGTTGCTTGGCTTTTGCATTGGCTGCTTTCTTTTTGGTGGCGGTCTTTTTGCTGCTTGTGTAGCCGCCCTTTCCGTCAGGGTAGCGGTATTCGTAGTGGTCGCCTTTGCGGCGATGCTGGCCGCCAGGCACGGATCCACCTGGGATTGATCCCCAGGCCCCAACGTGTACCGGCGCCGCGTGCGCTACCGGGGCGGGGGCTGCGGGCTTCTCGGGGGCTGGTGCCGGCGCAGGCTTAGGTTCGGGTTTAGGCTCGGGTTTAGGTTCGGGCTTAGGCTCGGGTTTAGGTTCATCGGCCTTGGGCGCACGGGGCGCGAATAGATCAAACTGCTCGCCGGCTTTTCGCAAAGTTGCGAGCGTCGCAACACTGTTGGATTTTTGGACCACAATGCGATCGCCCTCGGAACCCGGCCGCCGGTTGAACCGAGATCCCGCCGTGGACTTGTAATAGACCGACACACGCCGGGCCAGCTCTTGGCGCACACCCAGATCGTCAGGCACAAAATTCCGCAGCATTGTGATCAACCGTTGGCGGAACGTCACCATATTGCCCTCGTCAGCCAAGGCTTGGATCTCCTGCTCGAAGCGGCGGCGATCGTTCAGCTCCAGCGAAAGGCCCCTTGTCACGTCGCCAGGCGTGCGGATCACGTCGGTTGTGTCACCAGGATAAATCGGCCCCGTGAGCGGCTTGGGAGGCTTGGTCAATTGCGAAAGCGCAGATTGATCAATCTGCATCGGGTGTTTGCGACTCAACAGCAAACGCGGACCTTGGCCGGGCGTGCGAAAACTTCCGACCCGTGGCCCGGCTTGCTCAAGTGCTTTTTTCATTCTGAAAATCCCATATCAGACGCGGTGGGGGCCCCCTGTAACGGGCGCCGTTGCTCGGCACGATACTCGTCGCCATTGTCACCAGCAAGGTTGTGCTGCGCCAGGGTCCACCCGTGGATCGTGTCCAACCGTTTGATCTCTTGCAGCACGACCACAGCACGCGCAGAAGATCCGCTGTCCACCAATTCGCCGGCATAGGTCTGCATGGTGTCCCGCACGCCAGCCAAATAGGACTCGCGCGAGATCTCGACCGAAAGCCCTTGATCCAACGCCGTGAACACACCAGTCATCTCAAGCGCCGTAGCGGGATTGTTCGGCCTGGGCACGGGCGCAGCACCAGGATCACCCGCATCGGCACCCAGGGGGGCCGTCAAGATCGGAGCTTTCGGGCTTAGGCTGTCGGCAAAGCCCAAACTTCCGCTGCCTGAATGCTCGGCCGCCGCAACCGTCATCCAGCACGCCATCACAGTGTCGTCGTGCTCACCGACCGATCGCACCTTGCCATCGACCCAGCCCATCATGCCCATCTCACCGATCCACACGTCGGTCATGGCAATGCTCACGTCGTCGCCGCGCGGAATACGCCACTTGCCATGCTCAAGGTGCAAACGCATGCCTGGCACACCGCGATCGATGTGGTGCTTGTTTACCGCGATTGACGTGGCCCCGCGCTTCCATCCGCGCATCGGTTGTGACCCGCCGATGCCTGTTGTGAAAAAACGACGCACGGGAATGTTGGTGGTCCGCACCAGCTCGTCAGACCACACGCGCTGCGCTTGGTTGGCCTCGATGTAAACCATGTCAGGTTGATAAAGCGCATATTCCGCTTTGATCATGTCGATCTGGGCAGAGAAGGCCACGCCCCTTTCACGCCGCAAGCCCGCCAGCCAATAATTGCCCTCGGGATCAACAGCAATTGTGAAGATCACAAACCAGTCCGCGCCAACTTCCGCAGACAACGCGATGTCCACGCCCATGTACCGTGAATATCCTAGCTGCTCCCAATACGCGGCCGGCAAGCCCAGCTTATAAGGCTGGCGAACACCAGGAGCGGAAAACAATTTCCCAGGAAACAGGGACGCTTCGTCGGTCAGCGGCTCGCACAAGAACTCACGGGCAAAGCGGGCCGCGCTTTTCAATTCCGCTTTTTTCGCGGTCAAGTCTTCCATGCTGTAACGGGCAGGCCACAACGGGTTCCCGTTTTTCAAAGCGGGATACTTGGCGCAGCGGTACTGCCCAGATTGATCCAGTGCCGCATAAAGATCGGCTTGGTGCATAGGCGTGCCCACCACGATCAGTTGCTTTTTGCGGTGGACCATGCCCGCGATTGCGGACAAGAAATAGTCGATATTCCGCTGTCGGATCGTTTCCGAGTAGATGTCGTCATCGTTAAGAACATCGTCGCAAACGCACCAATCAGGGTGAGCGCCGCGGACCTTGACGCCAAAGCCGGCCGCGCGAATCACAGAACCGTTCCGCAACTTGATCCGCTTGGCCGACCAAAACCGATCACCGGAATACGGAATCAGGTGCGCCAACTTCGGGTTGGTTAAAAGCTCGTCTTTGATCTTGCCTAGAAACAATTCCGCTTGCGGCTGTGTTGCGGAAAAGACGATGCCCTCACTGCCAGGATCGGAAAATCCTGCTTTCCAAATCGGATAAGCGAGCGTGAAGAAAAAAGATTTTCCGTGGTCACGGGCCGCGAGAATGTTGATCCGCTTGTGACCCGAAACCAGCTCGCCCCAATCCAGGTGGTGAGGCCCTATCAAAAACCGGCCGTTGTAGGGCGCCTCCTTTGGGCCCCTCAACATTTCCTGGGCAAAGAATGGCAGGCTGTGCCGCAAGATTGCATGGCGCGTCTCGAACCAAATTGGATCGGACTCTGGGGCGGCGGCCGCTACCTCGATCGCCGCGTGCATGTCGTTTTCCGAAAACGACGGAAGGTCCAACAGGGCCCCAACTTTTTGCACGGCCACGTCGCCGATTACTGGCGTGCGTGGCGGAACGTGATTGCGGAACAAAACCACAGGCACGCGGCCCATAACCGGCGTGCGATCCATCAGGCTTTGGCCATATGGGCGGACGTTAAATGCAAAAAGGCGCCCTCACAGCCAAAAGTGAGAACGCCTTTTTGAGATTCGGCCTCGTCCAAAACAGCCGTTTTTCCGACGAAAGACGGATAAAAACGCTTGAGCAACCGCTCGTAGGTGGCCCGCTCGTCCGCAGAGGCCGCGCCTTCGACTGTAATTTTATCCGCTGGTGCTTGGTTCGTCATCCGGTCCAGGATGCCCCGGCTCGGGCTGTCCTTGCAACCATTCCGCATTTAGCGCGCGGAACGTCTCCAACTTACTTTCCGCTTTTTTGATGGCGCCCAGGAGCTTTTCCCGGTCGCGGTCATAGCGCGCTTCCACGTCAGCCACCACAGCTCGAAACGGATCCAGGGATCGCTCGGCTTCGTCCGCTTGGCGAACAACGTTGGCAACTTCGTCTCTTGTGGCAACAAGCCTCTTGCCCGCCAACACCAGCGCCTCTTTGGCGTCATCAAGGGCTTTGCGGGCCGCCTCGACTTGCGCAGAGGCTTGAGCGATGCGAGCCTCACCGGCCGCGACGAAACTGCGCCCAACGTTCGCACGTTCAACCAGCGCAGAGATCTCGACACGCTTGCGCGACAACGTGCCCATGGCGTCCGCGCGGACACGTTCCGCATCCCAGGCTATGGACTCAAGCTCTTGCACCAGCAAGTCATGCTCGGCTTTCAAAACCGCGTCTTTGCGCTGGGCCCACTCGCGCTTTTTGGCGGCGGCCTTCGCGGAATAAGTCACGTCCCCCAATGGCTCTTGTGTTGCGGGAAGTACCGTGATCTTCGGGCGTGCTCTCAACAATGGATCGGTCATGGTCGGGTGTTCCTTTTTGCTAAACGACTTCCAAAAAAACGTCGAGAAGGGCGGGCACCTGGGCCCCTACAGGCAATGGATCGAACGAAGGGTGAGCCACTTGGAGCCACAGCACATGCGATCCCGTGTCCGCGTAGACCGTCATGCACAGCGCATCCGTAGGCAAACCGTGCCGAACCACGCGGAACGTTTTGCTGGACATAAGCAAGCCCGCGATCATTTGCGCATCAACAGCGATTCGCGCAAAGCGCCTTTCGCGGACTGCCAGCGTGTTGGGGGTCATTTGTGAAAATACACTTTCTGGCCAATCCCACCTGGATTGCCATTTGTACCCTTGTCGCGCCAGCGAGAACCGCTTTCGCTGGACACTTGCCGCTCGTCAAAAATCAAGCGCGAGTTTCCGCGTTTCCGCTCAACGCTGCCAAGCTGGATGCCCGAACGCACAAGCACGTATTCCGCACGCTCCTGGCATTCGGGGCATTCAAGCGTTTGCTCGCGTTCCGCATATGTACGTTTTTCAGACGTAACGTGACCCGCGGGGCACTCGTAATCGTAAATCGGCATCACACACCGTCCTTGTTTTGAGCTTCCGCGATCTGCTTCTCGGTGTTGGCGATCTCGCGCCGCAAATACCACTGCGCTTTTTTCAGGTCTTCGACCTTCGACCGTAGCGGGCCCGCTTCCGTCAGAAAAGCGGAGACAGGAACCTTCGCGCCAGCTCGGGCAATGTACTTCACCGTATTGCCCAAACAAAAGCCAAGATCCCACGCCTCGATGACCTTGATCGCTTCATACGGATTGTTCGCGCCACCATAGTGGGCCGGGTGATTTACTGGATCGCTCATGCTTTTTTGCCCTCAACGAAAAGATCCCACGTCTTTGGGAAACGGACCTTGAGAAGCTCACCCACAGCGTGTGCGAATTGTTGGATCTCCCACTGCGCTGCGGAATCCATCCGCAACGTCAAAAACGCCAACCAGTTGCGCAGGTTCGCACTCGCGCGCATCCGCGAATACCGACCAACAGGCAGGTGCACACGCGCAAGCTCTTTGGGCACGCCGCCGTTCAGAGCTTGTGTGTAAAGCGCCTGTTGCACCCCGTACATTTCCGCCAGCATCTCGCGATAACTCGCAGCAAGATCCGGTGTCAGCTCGGCGGCACCAGCCACAGTCCCGGCCTGTTTGTTGGTTTTTGAATTGAGCAACAAGCGATCCACGGTGGGCACATAGTTTTCGTCGGGCAAGGGCACGTAACGGCCGCTCATCTCGTTGTAACTGTTGTGAACGACGAAACCATCTGCCACAAAGTTATGCCATGGGCCCTCAACCGAAAGGTCAAACGTTGGAAGCAAACCAACGTCTACAACATCTGTTATTTCCTCAAAAACGGGAACAAGTCTCCGTTGTTTATATTTTTCAAGCACCAAAAGAGATCCTTGGTCCACGGCATCACCAAGCCGCAACCAACCTGTACTGGTAAACACCTTGTGCTCGCGTGTCGCCGTCAGCTCACGACCAGATACAGTCGTCACGCGAAGCATCGGCTTCGGTTCACCACGGATAACGTCCACAATGTTCGTGTGAACAATCTCGCGCGTGTCCTCAGTCAGACAACGCAGACGCAGGGCTTGAGTGCGCGATCTTTGATCGGTTTGTTGCCATTCCTTCCACAATTCCTCAATCCGCATTCGATAAACAGCATGACGCTGATTTTTCCATTCCGGCGGTTCAAAATGGATCATCGTTTCCGGTCCCAGGCATTGGGTCCGGTGTCGGTGCCATTCGCGGAACACGAAAATCGGCGCCTTCACCTCGATGACAAGCCCCGCCATCTCAAAGGGAGTTGCGTGTTTGTTGGTCCACAGGTAGCGCAGCAATTTGTCATCACCCGGAACGATCTCGCAGGTGTCGTCGCACGTTCGGCAAAACGGTTCTGGGCCGACTGATGATCCACACGTTTTGCACCTGGGGCCCCAACCGAGAAAGCCTTTGTCGGTGGACATACGCGCGGCCTCAATGATTCGTTGGTCGGATCCCCAGGACTCGACCTCTGACACGTAGCCGTGATCCAGCACGTCGATGCGACGGCTCATGCGCAAACCTTTGCCATCACGCGCACAGCGACGCCTTTGCAAACGGAAACCTTCGCGTCCGACACCTCGAACGTGCGCCCCTTGTCGGTGGTCACCCGATCGCCACAGCAAACGTGCAGCGGAAATTCATGGAGATCTGCCGCACAAAACACGGTGCCTGTAGATCCGCAAAACAGTTTGACCCGACAACGCCCAGGATTCGTGGGCGTGCGTGTCGTGGCTTCTTCGGTCGCTTGGTAAATCGTCATGGCCCCACTGCTATACCGGACACCAGCCAAAAGGTTACACGCGCGGCGCCCAGGCCACGCCGTCCCACACCCAGTTGGCCAGCGTGGATCGGATCAGGGCCGGCACAGCGGGGGCATGCGTACCAGCCAAGGATCCGTCAAAATCAAAATCCCAATCGAACGTCAAACCCTTGGTGCAACGCTCCACGTCCACGCGCCACCCTGGGAATCGTGCCGCAAACGCCTTACGCAAAGCGATCTCAAGGGGGCTTGGTTTTTCGCCCGCGTCCAGACCGTTGATCTCGATAAAAATCGCAGCACGCTCGCACAAGCATTCGCGCAGATCCTCGGCCGCAGTGCGGAACAGCAGCGGCACCCCAAACGCCTTGTAAAAAGACAGCTCGCTGGGCCACAGGTCATCGTCACCCACTTGGGCAACCAAGGCCCAGACCGAGAAATTATCGGTGCCCTCCCAGGTGTCGCCCGTCTTGTAGGTTTCGCACGAAAACCACTCGCCATCGACACAAGCCACGCGCTGCCCAGGGCGCCAGGTGTGGCCGTCGTAACCCACCAGTGTGTTGACTGCGGCCTCGGTCAAATCGGCCCCGTCAGGGCCCGTGGCAAAGCCCGGCGCGGAAAGGTCGGACAGGTCAGACAGGCGGTTGATCGTGATTGTTTCGCTCATTGTCGTTGCCTCCTGTTTTCCAAAAGGGGGGTTATTCCGCACGCAACGTGTTTACCGCCACGCACAGCGAGTCGCAGATCGGATATTCGCCGCAGTAGATCGAACCAAACACGTTTTGACGCGAGCCATCCGCAGACGTGTATTCGCCGCCCAAAGCCCATTCGCGCCAAGCCTCTTGCGCATCGCGAATCGTGCCGCGATAGTCACGCGTCCCGCCGCCGTCCCTGGACGCAGGGTCTGCGATGTTCAGGGTCAGATCCAGGGCCACGCCGAAGCGGAACAAGTCCTCCGCGTCAAAAACGCCGCCAGCTCCGGCGGCCGCCTCGCCTCCCTCGAACGGACCAGGGCCCGCCACAAACCGACCGTTGAACTCGGAACCGTCCTCGCGGAAGGCCAGGGTGTAGGCGCCGGCCTCGCCGTCCACAGCCACAGCCATCAGCTCGTCGGCAAACGTGTCAGCCCCGCTCAAATCGACGTAGCAGGTCTGACCGTCCACCTCGATGCGCCCAGTGTCGCCGGCCGCCAAGGACGCCTCACGCTCGGCGGCGGTTGCAGGGCGGATAACCTCGGCAGTGTCGCTGTCCATCAGGTCGCCGTAGTTTGGTGTGTTGCTGTTCATGGTCGTTGTCTCCGTTTTTGGTTGTGGGCCGAAGCCCCGGTCACAATTCAAACCGTATGCGAATTAATTCGCAGGTGCAAGAATTATTTCGCATAAGCTGTTTTTAGCCTCGCCAGCTCATGCAGGGCCACGCCGTACCACACCCAGTTGGCCCGCGTGGATCGGATCAGGGCCGGCACAGCGGGGGCAATGCGCCCCCGCATTGGCATTATATGAACCCTCCGCGGGCCGCAATCTCGGCCCCACGCGCCTTGGCAATACGGGCCAATTCGGCTTCGCCCTGGTGGTCGAAAACTGTCTCCAAGAAAGCAAACTCGATTATGCGGCGTGCAGTGAAGTCGGGATGAATCGCGCTCCACCGAACGTGTCCGCATTCGTATTTCATGGCCGCCGCCATGTTTGCCCCCGTTGCTCGGAGCGTCGCCAGTCGGTCGTAACAAGGGTCGATTCTGACTGTTGGTGTGTTGCTGTTCATGGTCGTTGTCTCCGTTTTTGGGTTGTGGGCC